ATACATTTTCAATGATGATTCAACATCACTATGTACAACTGTTCCAAGTCTTAATAATCTCATTACTCTGTCATCCATAGGAGGTTCTTTTATATCAGTCTTTCTGTATAACTGTTTTTTAAAACAACTCCCTGCAGATGATGCAGAAAAATAACTTTCTAATCCTTTATATTTTTCACGGTTTTCTTCTTGTTTTCTTATTAAAAATCCCGCATATATATCTTCAACACTTATCATTTTTTCTCCTTAAAATCGCCCCCAAATTTAATTATATTTAAACTTAGGGGCATTAACTTTATTAATAAAACTGTGACTTTCTACGCATTTCCTGCTCTTTGTCTTTCCGTCCTTTATAAACAGATTCGTCTCGAAGTTCAGGATATTCAGATTGCAATTGTCTTCTACATCTTGTAATAGATTCGGATTGTGTTAAATCTCCATTCCTCAACATATCAAGAACTTGTATTGCACTTACTTGATTAATCGCTCCATATTTGATTTTATTTATATCATCAAACCATATCCTTGCTACTAGAGCCAAATCTGATTTTTGATATTTCTTTCCAACATCTGGATTTGCGAGTAATTGTCGAACTCTGTTTTTAAGATATTGACTTCTTGTTTTTCCTTTATGTGACATATATGGTGCCTCCCATGTTGATTTATTTAACATATTTCAAAGCCCCCAGATTGTCTACAAAAACGAGAAAATTCTAAAATAGCCTTTCTTGAAGGAGGATAACTTGCTGTCCAATCTTCTTTAGCATAGATTTTTTCCCATTTTTTGTATTCTTTTTTAGGATAATCTTTCGGTGCAATATCTCCGTATTTTTCTTTCATTTTATCTTGAAACTCTTTCATTTCCTGACGGACTATTTTATTATGAGCTTGTGCTTTTTCATATGGTTCAAGCATAACTTCTTCCCATCTAGCAATAAACCCATCTTTTTCAAGTTTATCGAGTCTTCTTGCCATTCTAAGAGCTTTAGTTTTACTTATTCTATCTCCACTATTTGAACATCCAGCATCCATATCATTACTAGTCATAAAATCATCACAAGCTTCACAAACAAAATTCCATATAGGTCTCCAATACCAAACATTGGCTCGAAAGTATTCCCCAGGATTCTCAGTTTGATGCTCATCTTTAGCTTTGAAATATCTTTCCTTATCATCTTCAGTCATTTCATCCCATTTTGCCCATCCCTTATCATCACTAAATTGTTGTATTATCTCAGGTTCTTCAGTATTTGATTGAGGATTTATTCCATATAAATCATATCCCATGATATTCTCCTTAGTATAATCTTATTGGTTTTCTGTTTCTGTAATTATAAATATCTTCTAACATCCTTAGATATTCCTTTTGAGTTCCTTGTCTAATGAATCTATCAGGGACAACACTAACTTTATGAACCATTGTTTCATGGTCAAAGTCAGGATGCGTTAATAAATCAAAATATGTCAAGACAAATGTTTTATGTCTGAATATTTTATCATCAAACTCTTTGTATTCTCTTATTTTCAAAAGAATAGCTTCAACTGCTATAAGACTTTGATTTATTACAAACTCACCTTTTCTGAATTCCTTCAGTATTTGTTTAGTATTCTCACCAGTGAGTAAAATGATTAATGTGGTAATTGGATAAGGATATTTCTTTGTAAATGCATACAATTCTAAATAATCCTTAGACCCTTCAACGCAATAATGATTTAGTATATCTCTATAAGACCATGATTTCTGTACTGAATTAAATAGTCCTATATCAGACACTTTCATATCTGTGTATGTGTATATTATTGATAACCCAAGATTCTTTGATGCTTGAAAAGTATGTTGACCTTCAATTATCTCATGGTCTTTACTTACTTTTATTGGATTTTCGTGGCGTAAATCGTGTCTTTTAATTTCACTCATTATTTCTTCAATATGGTGACTATTAAGACCCCTATTTGATGCTACAAAACTGAATTTATCATAATTCATTGTTTCATATTTCTTACTTTGTAACAATTTATCTCTTGACATTGTTGTTCTCCTTGGTTATGTCGCTTGTGTTTCTGAATTTTATTCTGCAAGTATCTAATACAAGTACGAAATGCTTGCCTTCGGAGTATGAATCAACCACTTTATCTGGGTATTTATCCATTATTTCTCCGACAGTCAGGCTATTTAACCTAAACTGGTGTGTCTTTTCTTCTTTTTTGATTTCTTTCAAAGTATCCACCTTATTATTTGAAATGTTATTAAAATTATAAACATGACTATTACTATTACTTCAAAGTATGTATTTATCCATTCTACTATTCTATTTATCATAGCACTGGTATGGTTTGATTGACATTTCCTTTTGTATCATAATAATATAAAGCACCACCATCATTACCTTCATCATCAGTTTGAGGTATTAATATACTGCCATCATTAAATGTAATAACCAATGGTCTATTATACCATAAAGCATGCTCCATTTCTGATATACTTAAATATTCTACACTTTTTATTGTTTTACCAACAAGGACATCTGAAGCCATTTTTGTCCATCCTCTTTCAGTAATTTGTTCTTCTGTTGCCATTTTATACTTCTCCTGGGTTTATTGTGGAAATGGACTGATAAAACTATACAGGATTAACGCCTTAATCGTTACCTATAACATACTTGGTTCTACAATTTAGCTCGCCCTTTCGGGTCACGATAACTGCCTTTCTCCTCACGGAATCGAAGATATAATCATACTCTCTTGAGCCTTAGCGATTATAAATTGAGACAATGTACAATTACTTGCCTTATTATCTCAGTTGTAACTCTTCTTTGACAACCTGTAGCTTGAGGTTTGTATAACTCTCTTTAAAACACTACTTTACCGAGCTTACAGAAACTAGGTTTCTTTTTTTGGTATGCGTACTATTCAGAATTGCTTCATGGGGGTTGCAGTAGCCGTAGCCCATCCAGTCCTTATAGAACTGGCTCATAGCCCTTGAAAGATAGTTTCTAGCCAAGCCTACCACACTTCAAGGATATAGTTGCGTATTAACCACTAGTTAGCTTTACCAGTAACTAATACTATTATCACTCCAATTTTCTAAAATTAATGTTATGTAAGATTCGCCTAAAATCTTATACCAGCTATGAACTGGCACTGTTGAGCAGACTGACAACAACATAACAAATGGTTGCGGGAACTGGAGTCGAACCAGATGTTTTCAGAATATGAGCCTGACGAGTAAACCGTTTCTCTCTCCCGCAGAAATATAAAGGGTTGGCTCGCTTATGTAGTTGTTGATTTCGATCTTAGCAGCCGCTATCTGACCAACCCTTTTAGACAAAGACAAGTGACCAAATAACAAATCATCATTGTCTTTATTAGGCAAAGTGTCTCCAGAGTATATATTACTTTGCCATATATAATTTATACCAACAGAGTATATATTACAAATGCTGTTCCCCATATAAATGAAACTGTGAGAAATGTGCAAAATGATATTATTACTATATTATGTAATATGTTTATTATTGTATTCATAAAATATCTCCTTTAGGTTGAGGGACAAATGGTATTTACCACTCATCCCTTTGTTCGTGTCCTTCAAAAAAATCATTATCCCAACCATCGTCATCAAATTGACTCCGCCAGTTCATATGGTCTACATCCTTCTTGATATTATCAAGAGTTTTGCGACATAATTCCTGTAAAGGCAGGTTAATACCACCAGTGCAACACTGATTACAGAACACTATTTCTCGAAGTAAGTATTCGAGCTTGCGACACACGAAGTGTCTTTTAATAAAATGTATGAAGATAGACTCCTTTGTTATTTGTTATTTAAGTATTTGCCCTCGGTTGTATACTAACCATCAAAGTCGAATGATTATTCGCTTTGACCTTATCCCATCATGTACGGAACATGACCCACTGCAGCAAATGGGGGAGAGCTAAGCTTTCCGTCTTATATCTCAGACTATGTATGAATTCAAGTCTTATTGAACGCGGATATAATGATGGGCTACCCTACGGATTCTCCGCATTAAAAACTTCGTCAAGTTCATGGTTTATCCGATTCAGTCATATGACCTACTCACAGATAGTTAATAGCCACTTAAAGTTTTGAAGAGTCTATTCCCGTAGGAATATATATAAATGGTAGTTAGCCCAAAGATTTCAGCCCTTGTTTTAGATAAATAGGGAACGACCCAAACTCTTCATGTATACGTTTGACAACATTTTGGTTTCAAGGTAGTTATCATGTACTAACTAGTATGTTTGCACACCTTGTTCCTTCTTTATAGGTTTTCTGCCAATTCGCATGGACAAGTAAACCTTATAACTCTGGAACGCTTTGTATTTATAGTCCATCGACTTAGACTATACTATATATAAGCTTTGTTCTTATTCGCTTCAGTGTGAACTCATCTCAATATCTGATGCTTATCATATAGTACTTAAGACCCTTTATCAAGGGTATTACTAAAATCTTTGGGTAGTTTCTCACATACCCAGGTGACATTAAGAGCGTTGCTCTATGTACGCCAAGCAATCTGCCTGAAACATACTATAGAATAACACTACAGTAGTACCACTAAGTAGTACATACCATAGCTTCTCCTTTGGTGCAAAATGTAAGCTCAATGTATCTGACTCCTCTTGTTATCTGTTATTGCCCATGTTATTCAAATCTTTACTATTAATTAGTGTGTGTGATATAAGTACTGACCTACCCCCTTGAGTGACAGAGCGGGGGAGTATCTCCGATAACCAAGGGCATTACTAGCCCTTCATCACTTTTGCGTGATGACCTTAATCATCTCTTTCGAGATGGAGAAAGGGGTCGAGTTCTTGCCAACGAACCAACACGTGCCCTGCTTAGGGTCATAACACATGTCAAAGTCAACTGTCTCTTTGACGGTGCGTTCTTCGCCACCAACAACCACGATAGATTCGACTTGACGTCTTAATTTAAATTCAACCATTTTTAACCTCTTTAGTTAATTAAAAAAACCATTTTAAAGGTATGGGGTGTAAGTATAGGTTGGACTGCATTTCGACACTATTTTTTTGGTAAATTAGCACATGAAGAAATTTGTATTTGATAATGTATCTGAGAATTTTTCAGTTTTAGAAAGACGAGTCAGGGATAATGCTTCTTTTTCTGTTGTGGAATCTGGGGATTATGAATTCTATATTTCTGAGGCACCTAAAATTTTTTACAACGAAATTGTTCCTGTTGTTGAAAATGCCTTTGGTTCTGAAATCACCGTAACTCATAATTTTTTGCGATTATATACCAAGTATAAAGATAATGGAATACGAATTCACACTGATGCGTCAATGGGTTGTAGTTATGCGTGGGTACTATATATGTCAGATGCTCCTGATGATGACGGTGAATATGGTACAGCTTTTTTTTCTCATTATGCACATGGTAAATCTTTTCCTTATGATGATGTTGCTGAGAATAATAGGCTTCTGGTTCACGATTCTCACAATTTAAAGAAGTGGGAGCGTTATGATATATGTAAAATGAAGAGGAACAGGCTTCTTATCTTCTCGTCAAATTACTTCCATAGTCGTTTTCCCTTCAAAAATTGGGGTACTGGGAAAGATGATGGTAGATTAGTGTATGTAGGGTTTTTTAATATTGACTAATATTTGCATAATGTCTTAATTTCAAGGGTGAGGTGGGAGGCTTAAAGATAATACTATTAAAAACTTAATCAGTAATTACTGTAGGAGTCTTAACTGTAGGGGTATTAAATTTCTGCATGGCTAAATTAATAACCGAACTAATGCTTTTACCACTCGAAGGGCAAGAATTCATACTCTCTGGACTAGCAAATGATTATGTTCCAGTAGAAATTGATGGAATTGTGTATGTAATCCCAAAAGAAGTGAATAAACTAATTAAAAAACTCGCACATGCTATGCACGAAGAGGAGGAGGGAATGTCGAGTACGGAGAAATAAGAGGCAGAAAACATTTTGTGTATGAGACTCAAGATGAATTCAAAAAAGAAGTAGGTAAACCATTGAAGTATTGGAAAGAATCCCCAAAAAAAGGAGATTGGGTAGAGGCTGATGATGGAGGGATTACCCAGATTCTTAAAGTGGGCAATATAAATCATCCTAACGACAGAAAGAATTATAAAGCGAATGATTGTTATGTAAGGACTATTGTTGGTACTTTTTTACTTAATGATAAGTCTAAAATGGATACTGACTTTGAACAGCATCCCAATAGATATACTTTTTCAAAGAAACTAAAAACTGCATCTGATAATTTTAAGACAAGAAAGAAAATAACTAATAAAGAAAGAGAATTTGCAACTCATGTTATTACTGGTAAGTCTGCTATTGATGCTGCTAAAAATGCATACCAACTTGAAGATTTTAAAAAAGCTAAACAAAAAGCAGTGGTTCTTTTAAAACAGGAGAGAATAATGAGTGAAATAGAAAAAGGCGTAAATGATATTGCCAAATCACTAGGCATTAATCATGAATATGTTTTAAATAAGTTAAAATGCCTTGTAGATAGAAGTGATGACGATAATATCGTTCTCCAATCTGTAAAGGAACTTGGAAAGATTATAGGTACTAGTGGAGGTACTAAGAAAGATGTGGGCGTATTAGGAGTCTTCAAAGGCTTTTCCCGTGAGCAACTTGAGAGTACAAATACTCAAATCCAAGATAAGCCACTGGAGATACAAAATGAATCCCAATGATAAGGTTGTAGACGATTTTAGAAAGGATGACGATGGAAATGTAATAGGCTGTCCTGCCTGTGGTGCAAGAGCCATGAGGAAAGATGGTTTCTCTTATTATAGAGAAAGCAAAAAACAATGCTGGCATTGTAATGCTTGTAGTAAAAAAACATTAAATCCGACTATTATTGAGGAATCTCCATTTACAGTCGCTGACCGTGACCCTGAGATGATGCCTATAGAAGACATTATAGATTTTAGGAAAAAGCAATATACCCAGAAATTAAAATCAAAAGAGACTAGAAAATTAGTAGATATTAATATACATACATCTGGTCCAATAGGTATTGCACACTTTGGCGACCCCCATGTTGATGATGATGGGACTGACTTATCTCAAATTATTCATTATATGGATGCTCTTAATTCTGTTGATGGGATGTATTGTGGTAATCTTGGAGACATTCAAAATAATTGGATTGGGAGGTTGGCTACTTTATATGGTCAACAATCGACTTCTGCGAAAGAATCATGGAAACTAACTGAATACTTTGTTAATAAAGTAAATTGGTTATATTTAGTTGCTGGTAATCATGATGTTTGGAGTGGAGAAGGTGACCCTCTTGAATTTATTATGAGAGACCATAAAGGATTGTATGAGAGATGGGGAGCAAGAATGAATCTTAAATTTCCAAATGGGAAAGAAATAAGGATAAATGCTAGGCACACTTGGAAAGGAAATAGTATGTGGAATACTGCTCATGGCGTAGCGAAGGCTGCTCAAATGGGATGGAAAGACCACATTCTTACTTGTGGACATACTCATGTTTCAGGCTATCAAGTTATTAAAGACCCTGCTTCTGGTTTAATTAGCCACGCTTTACAAGTTGCATCTTTTAAGATAATGGATAACTATGCTGATAAACTTGGACTTGATGATAAGAATATCTTTAATTGCCCAGTTACTATTATAGACCCAAAATATGATGATGATGATAATAGACTAATAACTACAATCTTTAATCCATTAGTTGCTTGTGAATATTTGACATGGCTGAGAAGCAAACAGTAAATATAAATTCAAGAAATGTCTCTGATGCAGAGCAGGTTTTAGAGCTTACTAAACATTCTCTTATAGCTTTTGGCAAACTGTTTTTGCCTGGAGATTTTGGCAAATCCAAATCCCCTCCATTTCACTATGAAATAGCTGATGCTCTTTTAGAGAATACCACGAAATCCTTAGCCTTGATTCTCCCTAGAGGTTCAGCTAAGACTCAATTATTTAAGACATTCCTTATGCATAAGATATTATTTAAGGAGTCTAATGACCTTCTATTTATGGCTTGGGTTTCTGATAACCACAGGAAATCAATTCTTAATCTACAATATATTAAGCAGCATTTCCAAACGAATGACCAGATAAGATATTATTTTGGTGATATTGTGGGTACAAAATGGACAGAGACTGATATTGTAACTTCTACAAATGCTAAATTGATAAGTCGTTCAAATCTTTCCAGTGTTCGTGGTGAAAACTATCTTGGTAAAAGATATGATATTGTTGCCCTTGATGATACTGAGAGTGAAACGAATACTGTTACTCTTGATGCTAGAGAAAAAATTAAGAATATTGTGTATAATGGTGTTAAACCAGCTCTTGATGTTGATGGTAGATTGATATTTGCTGGGACACCTGTCCATTTTGATAGTTTATGTCAGAATATTCTAGATGGCTATTTAAAATCTGATAATAAAGATGATTATACTTGGGATGTTATCCACTATAAATCTACTCAACCAGAAATGCAAGGTGGAGTTTTGTGGGATACATATATGCCAAGAAAGAAACTCGATAGAATTAAGAAAGACTATGAGCAGGCTGGACGCTCAAATGGTTATTACCAAGAATACGAGTTAGAAGTCCAAAATGAAGATGATGCATTATTTGGTAGAGACTATATTAAGTATTGGGAAGGTTATTATAAAAGAGGTGATGATGATTGTAACTATTTAGTAATAGATGGAGAAGATATACCTGTTAATACATTCATAGGTTGTGACCCAGCCACTGATATAGATACAAAGACATCAGATTTTTCCGTCATAATGGTTGTTGCTGTTACACCAGAGAATAATGTTCATATATTAGAGTATGAGAGGCATAGAAGTATCCCAACTGTTGGTCCAAGAGATAGTGCTGATAAATTGATTGGTAAAAAGGGTGTTGTCGATTATATAATGGAACTTCACCAAAAATATCACTGCACATCCAGTACCGTTGAAGATGTTGCTATGAATAGGTCTGTTTTTCAATCTCTTAATGAAAGAAGAAGAATTGAGAACAAATTTAGTATTGCTGTCATCCCAGAAAAGCCCCCAGGACGAATGGATAAGAGAAATAAGATATATTCAGGTTTATCTGGCAGGTTTAGTACAGGAACAGTATATTTAAGGGATAAAATGTATGACTTGGAGCACGAAATCATTACTTTTGGACCAAAAATGGCTCATGATGATACAATTGAGACACTTTTTTACGCATTATTGCACGCATTTCCTCCAAATATGAAAAAAACCGAAAATAAAGGTGAAAGAAAATGGGTAAAACCGAAAAGAAAGGCGAGACCTTGGGTGGTGGCATAAAAAATGGCTAAAGTTAAAGAAGCGGAAAGGATTCACTCTCTATGGAGGTCTGTGAATACCGAGGAGAGGATGAAATGGCAATCAGATAGCCAGAGAGGATATGATTTCTATCTTAATGAGCAATTAACTAAAGAAGAGAAAAACGCTTTAGAAGAATCTGGTATGCCTACATTTCAAATCAATAGGATTACTCCTATTATTGAAATAATGAAATATTTTGTTACAGCAAACAATCCTAGATGGAAAGCAGTTGCTGTAGAGGGAAGTGACACAAATCTTGCACAAATCCATAGTGATATATCTGATTATTGTTGGGGAATCTCAAACGGAAAGGCTGTATATGGTAGTGTTATACTCGATTGTCTAGCAAAGGGTGTAGGTTATTTCTTTGTTGATGTAGATACTGACCTTGATAATGGAAGGGGAGATGTTATTTTCAAAAGGATAGAACCTTACGATGTTTATCCTGACCCCATGAGCAGAGATTTTCTTTTAAGAGATGCTTCTTTCATTCTTGTAAAGAAGAGACTTTCTAGAAGACAATTAAATGAGATGTTCCCTCAATATAAGAGGAAAATTAAACAGGCTTCTACTGATGACTCTCTGCAGACCTTTTCACAGGCTGATAGGCAAGAAGCTGATGCAATAATTCCAGAAGATATTGTAACCGCAGTTGATGAGCATGGGGAAAAGGACGATGTTCTTGATTACCATGAGTGTTATGAAAAAGTAAGAGTCCCTTTTTATAATTTGACTATTAATGTTTATCCTACTCCTAAAGATATTAAATATGTTAAGGAGACTGGAGAGAAACAGCTTAAAGCCTTT